TGGGGTTACAACATCTTTGGTCAGCTGGGTGACAACAGTACCATTAATCGCAGCAGTCCGGTGCTGGTGTTTAGCCAACCACTGACTGATCTGGCGGTGTGGCAATATGGGTGGCTTGGTGTATGGAGCGCTGCGAATCAAGTCTACCTAACAGGTTACAATCCCTATGGCAACATCGGTGATGGTACCACCAACAATCGCAGCGCGCCCTTTGGCATAGGCGGCCCGCAGGCTCTGCGCTTGGTGGCCCAAGGCCTAAGTGGATTTCAACCTGCGTTGGCCAGCGAGACTGGTCTATGGTTCATGGGCCTCAGCACCTGGACTCGGGGCACTGGGTATCCCACGCTTCGGAGCAGTCCCACGTTCTTGGCCTGGTCCAGTTTCAGCTCACCGGTGCAGATCGGCACCCTCAGCTACACATCAGTCGGCATGGGCCGGGATTCGGGCATAGCCTTGCGCAACACCGGGGCCATATTCACCTGGGGCTCCAATCAATATGGACAGATCGGCAACGGCAGCAGCCTGCTGCAGCCTGCTGTCAGTCCGGTGCAGGTGGGCACGTCCAGCTGGACCCAAGTCAGCGCTGGTAGATACAATGTCACAGCGCTGCGCCAAGACGGCACGGCTTGGGTCTGGGGACTTTCCATTGGTGGCGAAGGCTACGAAGCAGGTACCCAATATCGCAGCAGTCCCGTGGCCGTGGTCAGCAGCCAGATCGCCAACAGCTGGACCGCGGTACGTTCACTGCGCGGTGACAACAACGTGGGCGGCGTGGGCATCAACATCAATACCACGCCGCAGCAGCTGGCTTGGTTCTGGGGCACCGGTGGTTGGGCCATGGGACAAGGCTACGATTCATTCACGGTCAACACTCCTGTGGTGCTGTACAACAATGCCTTCAGCAGTCCCACCCAAGTGGGCGAAGGTCGGGCATGGTCGCAGACAGCGCAGGGCGATCAGTATGGCCTGGCGCTGTTTGGCAGCAGTCTCTATGGCTGGGGACAAAACAACAGCGGGCAGCTGGGCACCGGTGATCGCCAGAGCCGCAGCAGCCCCACGCAGATCGGCGCCAGTGCCTGGAGCAGTGTTTCGGCCAAAGGCGTTTTCGCTCATGCCATACGCCAGAACGGTACCTTGTTTGGTTGGGGTCTCAACAACAACGGCAGTGTCGGTGATGGCACCAGCATAGATCGCAGCAGTCCGGTGCAGATCGGCGCCAGCAGCTGGAGTGCTGTGTCCTCGGGACAGAGCCATGCCATGGCCATTGGAAGCCAAGGCACCTTGTGGGCCTGGGGATTCAACAGCACTGGAGAAGTAGGTGATGGCACGCGTATAACTCGCAGCAGTCCAGTGCAGCTGGGCACCAGCAGCTGGCAGGCTGTGGCAGCTGGTCTCCAGTTCTCCTTGGCCATACGCCAGGACAGCACCCTGTGGGCCTGGGGCTTGAACACCAGTGGTCAGCTGGGCACACCATTAACAGCTATTTTCGTTCAGAGTCCTGTGCAGATCGGTGCCAGCAGCTGGACAGCCGTAGCCGCGGGCCGCAGCCATGCGCTGGCCATACGCTCGGATGGAAAATTGTTTGGGTGGGGACTCAACGATCGTGGAGCTCTGGCTCAGCCTCTGGTTAATATAGCCTTCAGCCGCTACTACAAAGGTGTCAACGCGGCGTATGGTATAGATACCCTGGGACGACTCTGGACCATGGGCAACAATGCCACTGGTCTGTTGGGCCTAAATGTCGATCCAAATGCTCTGAACGTCGCGATCTGGCCAGCCCAGGTCGGCACCAGCAGCTGGACTGCTGTCAATGCAGGCAGCCAAAATTCCGCATTTGCCTTGCGCCAAGGTGGTTCACTGTTTGGCTGGGGCAGTGGACAGTTTGGCAGTATAGGCGATGGCACCAACATCAATCGCAGCAGTCCGGTGCAGATCGGCTCCAGTGCTTGGACCGCCATAGCCACAGACAACAACGGAGTGTACAAGGGAGCGGCCATACGTCAAGATGGTAAATTGTTTACCTGGGGATACAATCCGTTTGGTGATCTAGGTGACGGTACCCTTGTCAATCGCAGCAGTCCGGTGCAGATCGGCACCAGTAACTGGGCAGCAGTGGCCTGGGCTGGATATACCGGAATGGCCATACGTCAAGATGGTAGGCTGTTTGCCTGGGGCTATAATCCCCGCGGCAACATCGGTGATGGTACCACCGAGGCCCGCAGCAGTCCTGTTCAGATCGGCACCAGCTCATGGGTTGCTGTGACTGGTAGCACAGCCTATTCCACATGGGCCATACGTCAGGGCGGCACCTTGTTTGCCTGGGGCGAAAACGCCAGTGGAGAACTGGGTCTGGGTGACACCATCACTCGCAGCAGTCCCACGCAGATGGGCACCAGTTCCTGGACCGCGATATCGGTGTCAGGCAATTCCAGTGTGTGGGCTCTGCGCCAGGACGGCACGCTGTGGGCCTGGGGCTTGAACACTGGTGGACAATTGGGTGACACTACCGGGACCAATCGCAGCAGCCCGGTACAGATTGGCATAGGACTGAGTTTCACGGCCATAGGACAGTACGGTGCCGTGACCACTGCCCAGGTGCCCTATGGTTGGTATAATTTGCAGGGCATGGGCAACGGCCAGCAGAGCGGCACCGTGTTTTCACCCATACCGGCCATGACTGCGTTAAACAATTCCGTGCTGGTGTCACCCACGCAGATCGGCAACAACAGCTGGACCGCTGTAGCCGCGGGATCCATGACCAGCGCAGCCCTAGACGTCAACCAGTATCTCTGGACCTGGGGTGCTGGCAATCTCCTGGTGTTGGGCGGTCCTGGCGGTGGTACCACCGTGGACAGATCCAGTCCAGTGCAAGTGGGAGGCAACATAGCCTGGAGCACTATATCCTTGGGCTACAGCGGTGCGTCCGCAGTGAGCGAAAATCTCCCCTAGACGTCTTGCGGTGATACTTAAAGTAGTTACAATCTCGTCGAGGAAACCCCTATGCATCTAATCGATCAACAACTCAATCTCATGGTCCGCGGGCGCTTTGAAGAAGGCTGGCGCATCAGCGAACAGCTTGAAGCCATGAAACATGAACTGCCCGGCGATGCTCCCTTGCGCCATGCATTCAATCGTGGTTGGTTTTTGTTGCACCACGGTAAACTGCAAGAAGGCATGCAACATCTCGAAGCCGGCCGGCACATTGGTGTGTATGGCAGCGGCAGACTAGACACATCCAAGCCCATATGGAATGGCCGAGATAGCCTCGAGGGCAAAATCGTGATCATCAATCTCGAAGCCGGGGTGGGAGATCAGATCATCTCTGCGCGATTCGCCACTGAAGTCATGGCACGCGGCGGCGAAACGATTTTCTGCACGCATCCCAGTTTGTTTGGATTGTTGAAACGCATACCGGGATGCCGAGATTGCATCACCCTCAACGAGCTGCGTGCCACCTATCATGACTACTGGATACCGGGGTTCAGTTGCTCATGGTTGTTTGGGCACGAGTTTTCTAACCTGCCCAACGAACCTTACATCCGTGGCAACGACAACAGCATCGATCTATGGAAGGACATACTCAAGGTCGAAAATCGCAAGCCCAAGATTGCCCTGCGTTGGAGCGGCAACCCCAAGTTTGAACACCAGCAGTTCCGTAAATTCCCCCCGCAAAAACTCATAGGTCTCAGTGACATTGACAGCCTGCAGTTTTACAGTGTGCAGCGCGACACTGATCTCGTGGAATTGCCTGACCACGTGCGGGACTTGCAGCATTTCTTGATCAGCTGGGAGGACACTGCTGCTTGTCTGGCCAACATGGATCTCATCATTACCAGCTGTACCAGTATCGCGCATCTAGCTGGTGCCATGGGATTGCCTACCTGGGTCATTGTGCCCATATTGCCTTATCATGTATGGGCATACGGCGGCGATCACAGTCCGTGGTATCAAGAAACCACCCGGGTGTTCCGGCAGAAAAAATTCGGTGAGTGGGACGAAGTATTTGACGAAGTGCGGCAGGCCCTGAAAGATCGTTTCCGTGATCAAGCCGAAACAGCCATGAAACCCCGAGGCTCGGATCTCTATGTGCCGCCAGTGGTGCCAGTGCCTGGGCTGATTGATGCCGAACCCCCACAGCCAGAGCCGGACCCAGTGACAGATCACCCAAACGACGTTGCAAACACTTGATCACAGTGTTAGCATACTATTTTGAAAGGTCATAAGTGACTACAAAAACTCTCAACCTCATCACGGGTCTGCCGAGGTCTGGCAGTAGCGTGATCAGCAGTGTCTTGGCACAAAACCCCAAGCTACACAGCAACACCAACAGCGTACTGGCACAGGTGCTGGGTCAGCTCAATCTAAAGTGGCCCAGCAATCCGGATTTGTCTGATGACAAAGTCCTGCAGCAAAAACGTGATACCCTGCGCGGTACCATCATGGGATATTATGCTTCAACCTCATCGGACATCATACTTGATAGGAATCTCGGCTGGGTCCCCCTCATCGCTCTCATGGAAGATCTATTGCAGACCGAGATCAAGATTTTGGTGTGCGTGCGCAATCCCGCCGAAATCCTATCTTCGTATGAACGCACCCGGATCGCTAACCCGGCTGTTGACACTGCACCAGGCATGAGCAAGAAAGATCGCAGCAGCATCGCCAGTCGCGCGTTTTACTATTCAGGCCCCGATGGCCAACTGGGCAAAATCCATCGAAACATACAGGATGCAGTGATCATGGGTTACCTAGATCGCATGCTGTTCGTGGATTATGGTATGTATTGCAGCAATCCGCGCAGCCAGACTCGCCGCATCTATGACTTTTTTGGCATGGAAGAGTTCTCACATGATTTCCAGAACATCGCGCCAGGCAACCCCGGAGTGAGACCGCAGTTGGAAAAAATCACAGTGAACTGTGTGCAGTATCTCGGACTTGATCTCTTTGACCAATACAACAGCCAGATCTTCTGGAATGCCTGGGTCTGATCTACGCCTCAACCTAGGTTGTGGACATCAGCTCTTGGATGGCTATGTCAACATAGACATTGATCCGCTGTTTGGGGCCGACATGGTGTTTGATCTAGAAAAGCCCTGGCCCCTGGACACCAGCAGTGTGCAGCAGATCATGGCGCACCATGTCATGGAACACCTGGGTGAGACTGTCCATGCCTTTATAGCAGTGATACAGGAAATGTATCGCGTCAGCGCAGATGGCTGCGAATGGCTCATCACCGTGCCAGATCCCAACAGCGATGTGTTTGGCATAGACCCCACACATGTGCGACGCATCACTCCGGCTACCATGCGCATGTTTGATCAAGCTGACAACCTACAAGATCTCATGAATCATGGTCACTACACCAAGCTAGGCATGATGCACGGCATAGACGTCGAGGTGCAAGAAGAAACCGTGTTGCCATTGGAGCCATATCTCAGCAAGCTGCAACGCAACGAAATATCTATCGAAGACCTAGATTTCATGGCGCGCCACTACCGCAATGTCGCACAGGAAATATCCATGCGCTGCCGGGTGCATAAACCCCAGAGATACGGCCGGGAGTTCTTGCACAAATTCCGTGGGTGACTGTTTTCTAGTTACTTCGGCCGTGGGCTCCACGCAGGATGGTGTTGACATGCCACAGAGATTGCAGCAAACTCTTGGATCCCTAGACAGCATACGGAGATACTGTGCTGGCTCCACCACGGTGTTGTTGGAGACCACTTTGCATGGCGTGGATCCAGACACGCGGTCCTTGCTGCAAACACATTGCGATCTTTATCTAGAGTATGGCCATGATCCCATGGTCGAGATGCTGCACACCTGGGCCGGAGACCGTGTGTCGCTGGTAAAATCACCCAACGAAGCCTTGATACTGCACCGAGCATTGCGTGAACATCCCAGCGTCCGTGCGCACGACAGGATTTTCAAGCTCAGCGGCAGGTACCAGCTCACCAGTGGATTCGATCGACGCGCACACGACCATCGGGGCTCACTGGTGATGTTGCGCAGAGAGCCCAGCATGATATATTACAGCGCATACACCAATGAGAGATTCGAGCCTTTGACACCATGGCAGTACAAAACCCGTCTCTATAGTTTCTGTGCGTCTCTGGCGGATACCATGAGCCAGATCTATCAAGATGTGCTGATGTACCTGTTGGATCTTTACCAGCAGTATAGATTCAACGACATCGAACATGTTTTGTTTGCAGCCACGCAAAACATACCCACCCATGAACTCGCAGTCATGGGCGTGGCCGGTATGCAGGCTCCCAACCAACAATGGATACAGGAATAACACATACCGAAACCGCACTGCGGACCATGATAGCCACGGCCGTAGAGCAGCATCACTACGCTGATGCCGCTGATCTGTTGCAACAGCTAGTATCAGTGGTACCGGAATCTGAGCGTTATGGATGCTGGACTGATATCCAGAGAGCCAGGTATCTCGCAGGCGATATTCCAGCAGCGCTGGCAGCAGCCGAGACTCGATTGTCCATGCGTGAGTTTGATGATGTTGGTTGGATACAGGAATACAGCAACTATCACAGATATCTGGGTCTCCATGATCGCGCGCGCGAGATCACCAGTGAGATTCCGGATCAAGGCATACGTCTGCGTGATCTCAGTTGGCACGAATTCCGCTGGGGAGACATTAGATCTGCATTTGAGATGCAAGAACAAGGACGTGATGACTGGGGATGGTCATTGCATGAGCCTCCCGTGGGCCTGACCCGATGGCGCGGGGAGCGGTGTACAAATCTCGTGATTTTAGGCGAGGCCGGAGCCGGAGATCAGATACTGTACAGCCGCTGGATACCCGATCTCCAGCAGCGCTGTGAGCATGTATGGTATCTCGGCGACGGCAACATATCTGCGGCGCTCTCCAGGGTATTTGACCTCACACCGGTATCAGACATCAGCATATTGTCTCGGCCAGGCATGTGTGCTGTGCCCATGCTCAGTGTGCCCTATGAACTGGGAGTGTCTGAGATCCAGTCCCGCGCTTATCTGTCACCGGATCCCATGTGGAGCCGATTCTACGACATGGATATACCAAAGTCATCGAGACCGCGCATAGGGATCTGCTGGAGTGGTAGGAAGGATCACACTGAAAATCATCTCCGCTCTGTAGATCCACAGGCCTTGTACCACTGTGTTGAACATCTGGGTGACATCATCAATCTACAGTACCAGAGTGAGCCTGTGCCGGGCGCGATAAATCCCCGCATAGAATTTTGGGAACAAACCCTAGCACTGATACATAGTTGCGATGCAGTGGTCAGTGTTGACACCGCTGTGGCACATGCGGCAGCAGCATTGGGAATTCCTACTGTGGTGGCTGTGAACCGAGCTTGTTATTATTGTTGGCCAATGGGAACGCATGCAGAGTCTAGTTCATGGTATCCCAATGCATGGTCCGTGGCCCAGACCCAGGTACAACGCTGGGATGACGTTTTAGAAAAGATCAAATCTTGTGTGGCCGCATTGTTGGCACGCAGGATTGATGAATGATTTGTTTGACATGGAGAATACATGAAACCCGAACACCAAAAACTCAATCTCGGTTGTGGTTACCGCAAGCTCGAAGGATTCTGGAACGTTGACATAGATCCAGTGTGCAACCCCGACGAGGTCATTGACCTTGAAGTTTTGCCATGGCCCTATGAAGATGATTTTTTCACCAAGATACAGGCCAATCTCGTCCTGGAATATCTGGCACCAGACAATCGACTGTTCATGAAAATCATACAGGAGATGTATCGTGTCAGCGCGCCCAAGGCCGAATGGGTCATATCCATGCCACATCATCGCTGTGACATGGCCTATGATGACTTCATGCAGGTACGCCGGCTGACTCCTCGTAGTTTCTCGTTTTTCGATCAAAAACGGAACTTTGAAGTCACTGCCAAGAAGGTAGGCGAAAGCACATATGGCATGCGCTACAATGTTGATCTAGAAATCGCTGACGTCAACTTTGGAATGATTCCTTACTGGAAACAAAAACAAGAAGCTGGATTGATTGGTTCCGCGATGATGGAAGAATACTTGATGACAAAAAACAACGTGGCCGATGTGGTAAATCTGTTTCTCAAGGTCCACAAACCCGGGAGGTTCATGGATTGGAATCCAGCAGCCAAGCGCCGATAACCTGGCCGTTCTATCTCGAAGACCGCGTCAGGCGCAATGTCTTGGTGCAGACCGACCATGGACTGATGTTGGTCAATCGATTTGACTACAATCAAGACATGGTGGGACAAGGCCGGTGGTTGTTGGATCACGGCAACGTCAGCACAGTAGAGGCCAGCATGTGCCTAGGCGCGCTGGCAGATCGTGTCAATCCCGTGGTGTTTGACGTGGGGGCCAACATTGGAACTTTTTGCACTTGGATGGCCCGAGCACTGCCCCAGGGCCGTGTCTATGCGTTTGAACCCCAGCGTCCGGTGTTCCAGATACTCACAGCCAACATAGCCATCAACAATTTTTACAACGTCTGGACCTATCCTTGTGCGCTGGGCGCTGAGAACCACACTGTGCAATTCCAGGAGCCGGACTATTTCTCACCGGTAGATTTTGGTATTTTCAGTCTGGTACAAGACAAGATACCGGACAAGAGTTCAGTGCAGAACACCGTGGATGTGTTTAGTTTAGATTGGTTTGTGCAACATCACTCAGTGCCCCAGGTAGATCTCATCAAGATCGATGCCGAGGGCATGGACCTTGCTGTGTTGGAAGGTGCGCGTGACAACATCGCCCGTTGGCGTCCAGTTATATTCATTGAGCACTGTGACAATCAGCGCAGCATCCAGGCCGACATGGAGGCCTGGTTAGCACCCTATGGGTATGGGTTCAGCGTGCAGGGCAATAATCTGTTGGCAGTGATCTGATGAAATCAATACACTTGGTAATGCAGGTATGCGACACACAGTTCTATCAAGTGGAGAATCGTATCTGTGGCACTGATCGTACACTCTTGACCTTGAAGAGCCTCACCAGTTTCATGACCAGCGTGCAACAAAGCCATGACTCAAGACTAGATCATCAGTATCACGTGAGATTTGTGTGTGATCGTGTGAGCGCGAGAGTGCAGCATTATCTACAGGGGTTGATCGCACAGTATTCTGCCCCTAGGTTATCAATAGACATGGTGGATCTGCCTGCACCTGGCGGCATCGCTGCCAGCATCCGCGACTGCTATCTGTGGCTGCAAGAACAAGGCCGGGACATCGTGGCACAGTTCCAAGATGATTACATTTTTTTCCCCGAAGCCATCGATGATGCTGTGGACATGTTTTATCAGGCACAGGAGCAATGCAAATGTGATCCTGTGTTGTCTTTGTTTAATTTCCCAGACTTCTTTCGATATCTCTATCACAACAATTCTGTGCCTAGGTTGATGGTAGTGGGGCGACACTGTTATTGGGTACAACTTTATGACATAGCATGTGCGATAATGACCAGCCATGCACAATTCTCCCAGCACTGGGATCTCTACACAGATTTTTTCTACTTGATAGACCACCGGCGCACGCACGAAAATACCTATCTAGAAAACGCCAGCCTAAATCTCATGTTTACTCGACGTGGAGTACTGGGCCTACAACCCATCCGGAATCTCAGTCTGCACATGCAGGGCCAGCAGGATTTTGACCCGCATGTGGATTGGCGTCCACTGTGGGACAGCATTGTAATCTCTGAGGAAAATCATGCAATCACAACTGCAAATGAAACGATTTGACGTGTTTCCCACATCTCTGGTGGTGTTTGACTGGTCCAGTGTGTTTTCTGAGGCCGATGTAGAAAACATGATATCAGACATAGACGCCATCATAGAAGATGGTCGCCACTTGCAAATCAACGAGCGCACCCCAAGATGGCAGTGCAAACCTATTTTGTTCAATCCCGAGATAACTCCAGGTCAGCATTGGCAGCGACTGGCCCAGACATTCAGCCAAAGCTGCCATCTCTACACCGAGAACGTGCAAGATTTTTGCAACAATCAAAATGCTCTGGAACCGGGTGGATTACGAGCATGGTTCTACAAAGGCTACAAAAGCCTCAACGAAACACAGAAAAATCCCTGGCATAATCATAGCCCATCATTCCTCAGCGGGGTGTTTTATCTACGTGTACCTGGCGATCACTCTGTGGGAGGCACTGAATTCCGAGATGGGCGAGGACCTGGCATGCGCAGCATCCGTGACATCGTGATGCTGCCTTATACTCTGTCTTGGACCATATTTCCTGGTTGGATGGACCATCGCAGCAGCCGCGTAGACACCGAAGATCCTAGATATGTGATCGCAGCTGATTGTTACATCAAAGTGAGGGCTTGATGCAGAGCCTGTTGAACCGGCGCGACATGAGTGTGCAGTCGGCCTATGTGATCACGCTGGAAAACAACGACATCAGCGCTGCCCTGTCCGGTCGATGCCAGGCCAGCTGTGTAGCCATACAACAGGCCGTGACACCGTGGCCCGGGTTTGATGCCACCAGCGGCGTGATACAATGTCCACCGCAGTTACAGGATCAGATGTGGTGGCAGTGGATCAAGGTCTACGATCATTTCCAGAGCCCCACCGAAGTGGCCTGCAGCCTCAGCCACATCAGTCTCTGGGCGCATTGCATGACCATAGACCAACCCATCATCGTGCTGGAACATGATGCTGTGATGACCAAAAAATTACAGCATCATAGATTCTACAACACTGTGCAGTATCTGGGTTGTGCCCAACAACGAGAGTTTGACATCGCTCGCGGTGATGCAGTGCCCTGGAGCAGCATCAATCAAAACTGGATCTTCATCAATCGGGCGCATGCCTACAGCATCGATCCTGCTGCAGCTCGCCGTTTGTTTGGCATGGTGCTGGAACGCGGTATCTTTGAAAGCCTGGATGTCATGATCATGGCCGATGCAGTGGCCATAGTCCAAGATGGGGTCTATGCCTATGACGATCCTGTGGGTGTGACCACCATCACTGATCGCAAGCAAACTGGACAGCACGGACCCGGAGAGATCCGGATCTAGATCTCGGTGAGCATGCTGTCTATGGCCTGGCGCCAGGTCAGCTGCGGTCGCCAGCCCAGCCTACTCAGCCGGTCACAGTCCAGGATACAGTCCACTACATCAAAACGAGTTTCCAGCACTGTTTCGCTGCGACTCTGGGTGCGTTCACGCACATAGTCGATGGCCTGATGGAATCTGATGCTGTGGCCTGACCCTATGTTGTAGATCTTGTTGATCTCGCCCCGTGTGATCACGGTGTCGATGGCGTCACAGGCATCTGACACATGCAGGTAATCTCTGAGGAAGTCCCCGCGATTCACCAAGGTTATGGGCTCGTGGTGCCGCAATCTCTGGCTCATGGTGTGCAGGATGTTTTTCTTGGTGCTGGCTCCGGGATCTTTGGCACCTATGACATTGCACAACCTCAGGATGCGCCAAGGTATGTCATGCACCCTGCAATATTCCATCAATAGCTGCTCGGCAGTGCGTTTGGTTATGCTGTAAAATCCCTGGGGGTCACAGGGCGCACGTTCGTCCACGGCCTGTCCCACGGCCCCATACACGAACCATGAGCTCACGAAATTGAATTCTATGTTGGCCACGGATCGGGCCTGTTCCAAGACCCTGATGAGATGCATGATGTTTACGTCCACATCGATATAGGGATTGGCGGGCAAGTGATGGTTGTGCGTGGTGCTGATCATGTACAGAACCTTGGGGCCCTGGGGCCGTAGATCATCTCTGGGCTGCAACACAGCACCATGCTGCTGGCGATACCAACTGCCTAGATAACCGGTGCCACCAAACAAGGTCACCATTTCAGCGTGACCTCCTGGATGTAATCCAGCACTGCGGGCGTCCAGCTGGGCGAACAACCCAGGAAAAACACACGATCTAGACTGGCATTGGCGTTGGGATATCTGCGGAAATCATCCAGGTGTCGATACGCAGGGTGCAACAAGATGTTGCCGCCAAAGTAATTGCGCGTCTGCACACGATGGTGCTCAAAATGCGACACCAAGAGATGTTTCTGATCGCGGTCATCGCACAGCAGTGGCGTGCCGAACCAGCTGGGGCTGGCCTGTGGCAAGGTCTGGACCTGAGGCAGGCCCACGTGCTGGGTCACTGCACGTTCCACCTGTGTTTTGTGCAGTACCCTGCGATCATGTATGGCCCGGAACTTGGTGAGCTGCACCAAGCCCACGGCGCCCTGTAGATCCAGGGGCTTGAGGTTGTACCCAATGTTGCTGTACACATACTTGTGATCTATCACATCGTCCCAGTCTGGCAGCCACTCGCTGAAGCGTCGACCGCAGGTGCCACAGGCCAAGGTGTTGGCCCGGCCCACGCAGTAGCAGTCTCGACCCCACCAAGAGATGCTGCGCACGGTGTTGATAAAGTCTGCATCGTCACTAGAAACCATGCCTCCCTCGCCGGTGCAGATATGATGTGCGGGATAGAAACTGCAGCTCCAGGCATAATACAGCTTGGCTATGTGCTGGCCGCGCCACTCAGTGCCGAGACTGTCGCAGTTATCGCCGATCAAGGTGATGCCGTGCTGATCTCGCAGCGCTGTGAGACGATCCATGTCGGGAGGATTGCCCAGCACAGGGCTCACGAATATGCCACGGGTGCGAGGGCCAATGGCGGACTCAACTTGATCTAGATCAAAATTCAGGGTATCCAGCTCGATGTCCACGAACACCGGGCGCAGTCCGTTCTGTATGATGGGCGCTATGGTGGTGGGGAATCCCACGGGGCTCACGATGATCTCGTCGCCGTCCTGCCAGCCCAGATGTTTTTTCAAGGCAGCCACCATCACGAGATTGGCGCTGCTGCCACTGTTGACCATGTGGCTGTGTGCTGCACCAAACTGCGCGGCAAATGCTGTTTGGAATTCTGTGACACGGTCGCCGCTGACGATCCAATTGCCTTGCAAGATGCTGGTGAGCATGGCTTGGATTTCCTGGTGATCCCAATAAGGACCGCTGTACAGCACCTGGCTCTGGCCGGGTTGAAAATCTTGGTAATTGGCTAGATATCCGGGCTGGAAAGCTCGTGCTAATTCAGAGAGATCAGGTTTATTTTGTTCCATGTGTGTAGTATCGTATGGGCACCACGTCTATGGCGCCGAGGTAGTGTTGGTGATTGGCATAGATGATGTTCAAGATCCGCTCGGCCAAGAATGCCAGCATGCGGGCCTGTGGGCGGCCATCTGGAGCTATCTGCATGTAGGGCAGGCTGTACCGGACTCCATCACGCAGCTCAAAAATGATGTCAAACAACACACTGCACACACGGTCAAACACTGACCTGTGTGCAAAAAACATGTTGCAAGGCGACAGCGTGTGTATGTGGTCTAGACCTTCTATCATGTCCGTGGTCATGGGTATCCGGCCTTGCCGCGCTGCTTCCCACAGCACATGCAGACCGATGTCGCCGTGGCATGTGCGGTATTGATGAGCGATGCTGTAGGGAAATTGTAGAAACACACTGACCCAGAGTCGATCCTGTCGCTGCGGTTGCTGTTGCACATCACCATCGTCGTAGCTCCTGCGATATTGATTGGTGCCCACCCATTCATCCTGGGTGTTTTTCCAGACCCAGTACAATCCAGTGAGGTCTCCCAACCAGGGATTCAGCGCACTGATATTGTCGCCCTGATCATCAAAACAATACCCTGCTGTTGCGAGATCCTGGCGCTGCACAGGATCCAAGCTCTGTGCGTGGCACATGAGGTCTCGCTGTTGGAACTGCCGTATCCGTGCAGTGTGTCCAGGAAAACAATTGCAGTATAACACTAGATCTCGCATGATGCGAGTATGTATGCGTGTTTTTTGATCCTGCCCTATTTCACGCCGATCATGCGTTCCACGGCCAGTATTTTTTGTTGTATGGTCTCGATGTTCACGGTGTTCCACAGGCCCGGATGCATGGGTCTGGGCCAGCAGCCCCGGTAGATCCAGGCATAGCCCAGATGTTCGTGATTGAGGCGGGGATGGAACTCCTGCGGTACCACACAGATCCAGGTGTTGTACTCAAACTCGCCGTCTGCGGAAGTGAAACGCTCCAGGGGCACCAGATGCTGATATTCCGGGAAAAACCCCAGTTCTTCGCGGCATTCGCGTTCCATGCCGCCCAGCAGGGTTTCCCCGGGTTCGATCTTGCCACCGGGCAAGGCCCAGGTGTCAGGTTGCCGGCTGTCGTTGCGCATGAGATAGAGATAGCGCTGGGTGTCCTGGCTCAAGAACCACACACCCACGGCTTTTACAGCACTATGCTCCATGTGCCTCCGGCGTAGACGCCTTGATAGCTCTTCTGCCAAAACTCACCGTTCCACTCATATTGTATGCCCGTGGTGATGTTGGTGACATATTGCTGGGCCGTCTGGTTCTGTGCTGGAAATACCACGCGCCAGCGCTGTGAGGTGTATTCGATGATGTCATTGGCCTGTGCCAGCAGCGGACGACCGTTTTCACCCACCCAAGCCAAGGCTGGATCTATGTTGTCATCGCCGCCAGTGCCCTGGGTCAAGAGATAGCGCTGACCGTTGGCAGCGGCTGGCAGTCCCGAACCCGGACCGCTGATCAAGGGATCTATGATGGCATCTATGGGTGCTAGGGTGTTCTGGGGCGCAGTGTCGGGGTCAACATCAAATATCACCAGCCTATCATCGTTGGGGTTGATATTGATGGTGCCGATGATCTCTGTGCCGTCCTGCCGCTCCAGCCGGATCTGGCTGATGCCCGGACGCAGCTTGCCGTAGAGATCGATCACAGCGGGCCACAGGAGATTGCTGTCAGGCACCAGCTGGGTGGGATCAAGATCTGCAGCGCTGCCATTGGGCACACGCGCCGCGGCCTGCAGGCATTGTATCTGATTGTCGATCACTGCCAGTTTGTAATTGAATGGTGTGATCTTCTGGCGTGTGCCCAGCAAGAGATCGCTGTCATTGATGGCTTCATTGGCGTCACCTTGGCTGTCGAACACCGATGCCACGATACGCTCCACCACGCCTAGCTTCTTGAGTTTGGCTGGTGATGAGATCCATATGGGCAGATTGAAACGCATGGTACAGATATCTATGGGATTTTCTGTGCCCATGGGAATGGTCCTGCTGCTGAACTGTGTGCTTTCTAGTTCCAGCACTGACAGACTGGTCCAGTCGATGTAGTTGTCGGTGCTTTGTATCTCTAGGCTGGGATTGAACAAGGTAGCGATCTGCTCGAAGATCTGGAATTTCTGGTTGGTATTTGAGGTCCAGATGTCGAGATTGATGGTCATCTTGTAGGGCACTGGCATGAGCCGTTCGATAGTAAACGCATTGCCCTGCGTGGTCTCGTAGCTGTCGGTGTCAGCATCATAGGTTCTCTGGCGCACTGCTATTTTACTGACAAAATAGGGATCCTGCATCCTGGGTCGGTCATATTCCAAGGCAGCGATGTAGAAGGTCATGAGTGGCGTGCTGGGCAGGCTGTTGCGGCTATTTTCCTGTATGATGGTCTGCGCATTGCGGCTGGCATCGCCATAGCGCACTGGCACCCGCAGCAGGGCGAAGTCATCGCTGCCTTCTTCGCGTCCATACTGCACCTGGAATCCCGAAAAAATCCTGGTAAACTGCAGCAGGAATCGGCGTATCTGTTCATCGTAAAAGAAAGTTTGCATGTCTATCCGTCGTTGGGTTGACCAGGCTGTGTGCCAGGTCTTGGCCGGGCGGGTTTGTTTCCTCCCGCGTCGCCGTTGTCGGCGCGAGGTTTCAGTATCTCTGACAGGCTCTGGCGGCTGGGAACCTCGCCCATGTCCGTGGTGCGTACTGTGTAGGGATTGTTGACAAAGCTCGACCGCAGGGTCTGATTGGTGGGACCGTTAGAGAGATTGGTGCGCACTTTTTCTTCGATCTTGACCCAGCGCTTGCCATCATAACGGAATAACCTGTTGGGAAAATAATCCAAGCGCAAGGCATAATCGCCCACACCGGGATTGGCCGGAAACGTGATGCCCGAAGTCACGGGCAGACCATTGGGCGGGATTCCGTCGCCGGTGATGTAACCCACGGTGTAGCCATCCGCGCGTGGCGTGACATCCATGCCAGGCTGTGTGCCATCCACCGTGGTGTTGCCACCGGCAGTGAGGCTGGCAGGGTTGGCTGGGTCATCAGCGGGTGTAGTGGGTTCGATGTAGAATTTTACGGTGTCATAGCCCGACGTGGGCACCTCGATCTCGGCCTGTGTGACTATGGCATCGTTGATCTCAGTGTCTTTGGTGCGGGTGCTCTGTACGTCACTGATGGTGGGCGGAGTGAAGACATTCCAATAGGTGGTGTTGGTGATATCCACTCCTGCTGGCACGTTCTGCGTGGCCCGATAGTAAACGTCGCCGTAGTTCACCACGCTGCCTGCGGGATAGTAATCGCCTGGATCCCAGATGTATTCGCTGACAAAAGGTTTGTCTAGTATGTCCTTGTATTCTTGAGCATTGACCAGAGGTGTGGCCTTGATGCGCCAGAGATGTGGTAACCAGGTCTGGCTAAAGCCCTCTGCCGCGAACGCAGCGTCCTGTACCACATAGTATTTGGGATAGGGCAACACCGTGGGATCCAAGGGGTTGTAGTCTTTGAGCGTGGGAATCTCTATGACATCGCCTGCCATGATCTTGCGCTGGAACGTGTCGATCATGTCGTTGTAGTGGAATGTGATGAACAGGGTGTCGGTATTGAGGAACAACCCAAACTGTGTGAGGTCAAAATCCACGTCTTGCATGTTGAACACGCCGCGCATGACATATATGTCTGGGGCATAGATGCGATCTCGGTTCTCTAGCAGCAAGAGATCTTGGATGTTCATGGGACTCTGGGTGTCATACACAGGTTGCGTGGCATCATAGTTGCCACTGAAAGCCGAATCCTCACCCCCGGTCTGTGGTCCCATGTACTTGTGTAGGTAAACATCCACTCCGCCCACGGTGTACATCTCCGAAATGGTGCGGTCTAGGAATTGGTAATCTCTGGTTCGATTGGGACGGTATAGGCTCAGGCGAGGCATGATAAACTATTTAGTTGACCCCAAATAGCAAACATGCTATAATAACCAAAACCTAGGAGATGCCATGGCCCGCGCCCGACCTGTTGTTGCCCAAAAACCGCTCAGAGCGATGAACCCACGCTCACCAGATCTCAAGTACACTGGAGTAGAACCCGAGTGGCCCACACAGCCCACGCCCGACACGCGCAACAGCGCCCTGATCGGGGCGTTCAGCTGGTACAACTATCACTATGGCAAAAAAGATGCCCGAGAATTACTGGAAGAATGGTTGACCTGGCGTGGACACACCGAACTGGCCAAGACCTTTGCTCGTGTGGGCGAGCATCTCAACATGCTCACCGCAGGTTGGTTGGCCCGTATGCACATGAAAGGGCTAGATATCAACGAGCGCGAACTGCGCCACATCACCGACACCATCGAGCAACACATCCAGGCACATCAGGCTGTGAAAACCGTGGTCAAAGCAGCCGTGGAAGAAGTTCGACGACCAAACATACAAGACCGACTCAGAGACATCATGATCACGGCTGCGGGTGATCTCGAAGGCATGTACGACGATCTCATCGCCGCAGACTCCAAGCTCACGGCGGATTTCAAACCCATGGCGGTATTGCGTGGCCACAATGTGGCACCGGCTCTGATACGCGAAGTGCGTGATACCTGGCTTGCACGACAGGCAGAGCTCAAGTCAGTGGCAGAAGGCAAACAAGCACAGCTGGTGGAAGGCTATGGTAATTTCTCAAAAACACAGATCAAGAACTTGCTGAAGTTCGTGGATCTTGTGCTGGCTGACTGTGACAGCTATGTGCAGGTCAAGAAGACCGAGCGCGCCCCTCGCAAGAAAAAGCCTGTTAGCCCCGAGCGCCAGACCCAACGATTCCCATACCTCAAGGAATTCGCTGAATTGAAGCTGAAATCAGAACCCGTGACCAAGCTGGTCAATGCCACCGAAGCCTGGCTCTATGACACTGCCAAACGCAAGCTGATCCATGTCATGGCTGACAGCCACGTGGGCAGTTTCACTGTAAAAGGTACGTCAGTGATAGGGTTTGATGCTGTGCAGACCACGCAAAAAACCCTGCGCAAACCCGCAGAGCAGCTGAAATCCGTGATAGGTGCAGCAGCGGCAGTGGCGCGCAAGGCCTACAAAGACATCAAGACCACCGAAGTCAAGTGGAGCGGTCGCGGCAACGAAAACATGGTGATACTCAAAGTGCGGTGATAGGCAATAAATACTCCATAGGAGTCGTGCATGGAACAGCAACAAGACAGCCTCAGCCAGCTCAAACAAGATCTCATAGATTATGTGCGCCTGACCTTGGGTGACCAGATCATTGATCTAGAATTGGATCCGGCCCACTATGAAGCGGCATACCGGCGTACCCTGGGTGTGTACCGCCAGCGCGCCAACAATGCCTACGAAGAGAGCTACAGTTTCATGTATCTGGTCAAAGACGAGAACATCTATCAGCTGCCACAGGAAGTGATGTCGGTACGCCAGATCTTCCGGCGCACATTCGGTGATGCCACGGGACCATTTGCTTCAAATTTTGATCCCTTTGCTCAGGCATCGTTGAACGTTTACCTCATGAACTTCAACGTCGCGGGCGGCATGGCCACCTATGATTTCTACAGCCAATACGTGGAACTTGCAGCCAGGATGTTTGGTGGTTATATGAACTACACCTATAATCCTGTGACCAAAAAACTTCAGTTGATCCGTGACCCCAAAGGTACCGGCGAAGCTGTGTTGTTGTGGACCTACAATCTCAAACCCGAAATCAATCTGCTCAGTGACATGCAGATATCACAGTGGATCCGTGACTACATGGTAGGCGCCTGCAAGATGATCATAGGCGAAGCACGCGAAAAGTTCGCCACCATTGCTGGCCCACAGGGCGGTGGCACGCTCAACGGCGCAGCCATGAAGAGCGAGGGACAGGCCATCATGGACGCCAAGATCGAAGAGCTCAAGCTGTACGTGGATGCCTCGCAGCCCCTGACCTGGGTCATTGGTTAAATCATCGTAGACTAGTTCCTAAGTTCCATGCTATAATACGGCATGGACGTAATGCTCGACATCGAGGGCCTGGGCACGGGACCCGACACCACTATACTGACCATAGCCGCACAGGAATTTGATCCGCTGGTACGGGACCGTTTTGGCGAGCATTTCTATGCCCGAGTGACCCTGGAAAGCCAAGAGAATCGCAGCATCCAGCAGAGTACCATAGATTGGTGGGCCACACAGCCTGCGATCGTGCGCGAAGAAGCCTTTGCCGAATCGGACCGAGTGCCTCTGGACCAGGCTCTCCAGGGCTTGCATCGCGTGTGCTGGCATGCCCGCAGGATCTGGGCGCAGGGTCCCACCTATGACATGACCATACTGGAGCATGCCTACAAGAGCTACAACATGGCCCTGCCTTGGCGATATTTCGCTGTGCGCGACAGCCGCACGGTGTTCAGCTTGGTGCCAAATCTAGAGAAATATCCGGCCAGCCATCATGCCCTAGAAGATTGCCGGCGGCAGTGCAATCTCTTGTGGGACAGTCTAGAATATTTGAAAATCCGGGAGTTGGCTTGATTCCACGCTTGTTACAGCCAATCGTGCCGCCACGCTATGATACTCTAGTGGTGTCGGGCTGTAGTTTTACTTCTTGCGATTTTGGACAGAAACATCACTATTGGAACACCTTGAGGTCTTGCTATGCTGCAGTGAAAGATCCTGACTGGCCAGACATACAAGAACCACGCGATTGGCAAGATTTACCCCACACGATATCAAGCGAATGCCGAGATCGGGGGTTGGATGCGTCGCATCTCACCTACGTGACCTGGCCCATATATCTCAGGGATCTCCTGGGAGTACAGCACGTGATCGACACCAGCGCATCGGGCGCAGGTAACCGCCACATACATGATTCTCTGATACTGGCACTGGAGACACATCCACGATTAGATCCCGCGCGCACCTTGGCTGTGGTGATGTGGTCAGAATGGGACCGTGACGATTTCATAGCCGATACTGCAGCAGTGACACCCGGTCGCACTGATACCTACTACTATTCTGATCACTCGGCGTTGGTTGGCACCATGGGCATGGTGGGCGAAAGCAACTGTGTGGTCCAGATTGACGCCGTGAAAAAAATCAAGAACGAGGCTTCACGAGCCCTGGAAAATTATCTGCAGACAGTGTCTCTGCGCAGTTATCTACAGCATCGTGGCATCGCATCGGTGTTTACTCGGTATCGCAGTGCGCAATGTTTTGATCTGGGATCTTGGTTACCCCAAGATCTACAGCAATCTTGGAACCAACAGTTTGACATAGGACTGTGTCTGGGCGACATGGCCCATGACACCATTGATGGTTTCCACCCCACGCCACAGTGGCACAGGGTGTGGACTCAGGCAGTGCTACTGCCATTTCTCGTGACACAGGGGTTGGCATGATCATAGGAGTATGTGGACTCATTGGGTCCGGCAAAGACACCACAGCAGACTATCTAGTCAACATCCATCAGTTCCGCAGAGACAGCTTTGCGGCCACGCTCAAAGATGCTGTGAGCGCGGTGTTTGGTTGGGATCGCGACATGCTGGAAGGACGCACCAAAAGCAGCCGTGAATGGCGTGAGCAATTGGACACATGGTGGAGTCAACGGTTGGGGCGACCCATCACACCACGCTGGATTTTGCAATACTGGGGCACCGAAGTGTGCCGGCAGGCCTTCCACGACGACATCTGGATCGCCAGCCTTGAAAACAAGCTGCGCAACACAGCAGATGACGTGGTGATATCTGACTGCAGGTTCCCCAATGAAATCAATGCCATACGCAGGGCTGGCGGGGCAGTGATCCGTGTGGTCCGGGGCGCCGAGCCTGCATGGTTCCCAGCTGTCCAGCAGCATCTACGACATGGCACACCGTGTCCAGCAGATCTACCGCATGCCAGCGAATGGAGTTGGGCGGGCACAGAATTTGATCGCGTGATCGACAACAACAGCACACTGGATCGGCTCTATGCGCACATCAACGATCTGGTTCGAGATCTCCAGGCTTCCAGATCAGATCACCGCGACTGACTTCAATCACGCAATTTTGGCACACTGACCGTAGATTTTTTGGATCTGAGTTTGTGACCCGGCCATCCACATGGTATACCATGATCTGGGCGCTGTATCTGGCACGGAATCCACAGCGGTCACAGCGCATCTTCTTCTCATAGCCCTGGCTTTTCCAGCGTGGTTCAGGAGGTTTGACATTGCGGCCACGGCGCAGGCAGTGGGTGCATCGCGTGCGGTAATGTGTGCGGCCATCCCGCACATAATTGATAGCCACCAATCTCTGGCGGCATGCCTGACACACAGGGCGAGGGTTGGTCATGTGGTAAACCTTTGCAAAGGCACCTGTACTTACCCTTTTTTTCCAGGATTCCATAAATATCAGCAATAGAAAAAAGGAATCCGCTATGGCCCTAACATCACCCGGCGTAGAAGTTATCGTAATTGACGAGAGTCAGTACATCCCTTCTGCAGTCAACACAGTACCTTACTTTTTGATCGCTACAGCACAGAACAAAGTCAGCGGTGACGGTGTCACTGTGGCTGCTGGTACCGTAGCGGCCAACGCCAACAAAACATATCTCATAACCAGCCAGCGAGATCTCGTGGCTACGTTTGGTGTGCCGTTCTTCTACAACACCACCACTGGCACCCCCATCAATGGATATGAACTCAATGAATACGGGTTGCTGGCTGCTTACAGCGCATTGGGAGTGACCAATCGGGCCTATGTACAGCGGGTCAACATTGACCTCACAGAACTCACCGCCAGTCTTGGTCGTCCTCGCGGCGAACCCGACAACGGTGCCTACTGGCTCAACACTTCTGAATCTACCTGGGGTATCCAAGAGTGGAATCAAAGCACCGGCACTTTCACAGTCAAGACTCCCATCATCATCAATGACCCCGACGATGTGGGCAACTTCGATGGCGGTAACTACAAACCCAACGCTGACGTAGGCAGCATCGGTGACTATGCTGTGGTGACCGCAGCTACCACCAACCCTGGTTGGTACAAAAATTACCTCAATGACTGGGTGGCCATCGGCAGTGACGACTGGAAACTCAGTTGGCCCACAGTGGCCGGCGGCGCCACACCCACCAGCCTCACCAACGGCGCCAACATGTATGTCAATGACTTTTTGATCACCGTGGGCGCTAGTGCCACACCAAATACTGTAGCCGGCATAGTACAGGTCATCAATGCATCAAGCATACCAGGAGTTGAAGCTGCGTCGGTCAATGGTAGACTTTACATCTACGCAGACAGCCTTGCCACCAATGACGGTAGCACAGCCAATGGTGGTATCGTTACCATTGACGCGGGTCCCAACGCCGGCGTGCCACTGTTGGCTGCCCTGGGCATCGCAGCAGGCGAGTATCTCACACCGCAATTGTTTACCAGCGCCAGCTATGGTGTGCCACGTTGGCGCAGCACTGACCTGGCGCCGAGACCCACGGGATCTGTGTGGAACAACAACACTCCTGCCAACAACGGTCTCAGCCTACAGGTCGAGCAGTACAGCACTAGCCTGGGTGATTGGGTCACCCAGAATTGTCCCTCGTACATCGATGACGAAGCTGCGATTTTTGCGCTTGATCCCAGCGGCGGTGGACGCAATATCCCCATAGGTACGCTGTATGCACAGTATGGTGTAGAAGATTACCAATACGGTTTACGAGTATTTGGATACAGCATCTATCGTAGAGTGTCTATTGGAGCCACTGAAGTAGTAGGTACCACTGTGCCTACCACGTTTGTTGTGGGCAACAGTTTCACCATTGAAGCTTCAGAAGCTGGCAGCGACAATCTCAACAGTGGAACTGTTACCATAGGTGGCACTGGAACTGTGGCTGATTTCATCAGTGCAGTGAGCGCGGCCAACGTACCATTTGTGTCGGCCACAGTCAACAGTGCCGGCAATATCGTGTTCACACATCAGCAGGGCGGAGTCATTTACCTGTTCCCGCAGACTGGCAACCCCCTGGCCACAGCAGGCTTCACAGTGAACACTCCCAAGGTACGTCTCAATCCTGACGTTGATGCAAATGCCGGTGACCTGATACTCAGCAACTGGGTGGGCACGCCTCTGTTTACCTACACAGCTGATGATGTCAGCCCTGATCAGAATCCTGCAGATGGCCGCTTGTGGTATTACAGCACAGTGAGCCAAGTGGACATCATGATCCAAGACAATGGTATCTGGCAAGGGTATCAGAACGTTGGCAATGATGTGCGTGGCTTTGATCTCACTCTGACCAATGCATCAGGTCCCATCATCGCAGCATCGGCACCTACCACACAGAATGACTCCAGCGAAAGTCCTCTGCAGTACGGTGATCTCTGGATCGACACCAGTGATCTAGAAAATTATCCCAAGCTGTATCGTTGGCAACCTGTTAACGGTGAAGATCAGTGGGTGTCAGTGAATACCACAGACCAAGTCACTGAAAACGGTATCTTGTTTGCTGATGCACGCTGGGCCACCAATGGCAGCACTGACCCAGTGAGTGATCCCATCCCTACTATCGAAGACCTCTTGGTCAGCAACTATCTCGATCTTGATGCACCGGATCCTGCGCTGTATCCCCAGGGCATGTTGTTGTTCAACACACGCCGCAGTGGATACAATGTCAAGAGCTTCCAGGTCAACTATTTCAGTGCCGCGAACTTCCCTGACGAGACTCTGCCTTCGGTGACCAATGCTTGGGTTTCGGCATCAGGCAACAGGAATGATGGTGCTATGTGGGCAGGTCGTTTGGCTCAGCGCAACATCATCGTAGAAGCATTGAAGTCCGGTATAGACAACAGCGCAGCAGCCAGAGAAGAGCAGAATGGCTTCAACATCATAGCCACTCCAGCATATCCTGAGTTGACACCCAACATGATCGCACTCAGCAACGAGCGCAACAACACATTGTTCGTAGTGGCTGACACGCCCATGAGACTTGGACCTTCGGGCAACGAGCTGGTGAACTGGGCCACCAACAACAATGGCTTTGGTTTGTCAACACAGGATGGACAGATTGCTACCAGCAACTATGCTGCCAGCTTCTATCCCAGCTGCCAGACCACAGATCTCTCGGGCAACAGCGTGGTAGCACCTCCCAGCCACATGATGGTACGCACCATCCTGCGCAGTGATGCTGTGAGCTATCCTTGGTTGGCACCAGCAGGCACGCGTCGTGGTGTAGTAGACAACGCCACAGGCATTGGTTACATCAATGCTGCCAGCGGTGAGTTTGAACCACTCAGCGTGGGACAGGCCCTGCGTGACATACTGTACGAGCGCAACGTGAACCCCATCACATTCATACCTGGTGTGGGCATCACGAACTTTGGTAACAAAACCAGCACCACGGTTACCACAGCACTGGATCGTATCAATGTGGCACGACTGGTAGCGTTCCTGCGTGGTAGACTAGAAGAGATTGGCAAGCTGTTCTTGTTTGAGCCCAACGACGAGATCACTCGCAATGAGATCACCAACACTGTAAACAGTCTCATGATTGACCTCATCGCCAAGCGCGCCATCTATGACTACTTGGTAGTGTGTGATCTCAGCAACAACACACCGGCCCGTATCGACAGAAACGAGCTGTGGGTGGACATCGCGATCGAACCAGTGAAAGCCGTGGAGTTTATCTATATTCCGCTGCGTATCAAGAACACCGGCGAGATTTCGGGGTTGGCAGGCTGATCCTGGCTAGGTAAATAAACATATAGGAGATACCAAATGGCAGTTTCATCACTACAGAGAATGACGGTTCCCCTGGCCAGCGATCAAAGTTCGTCGACGCAAGGCCTCTTGATGCCCAAACTCAGATATCGCTTCCGGGTGATGTTTGAGAACTTTGGCATCAGCAAACCCACCACAGAGCTGACCAAGCAAGTGGTGAGTTTCACGAGGCCCAATCCCAGCTTTGAAGAAATCGCATTGCCAGTATACAACAGCACGCTGAAGATCGCAGGAAAATACAGCTGGCCTGATGTCACATGCGAAATCAAAGACGATGCATCAGGCAACGTGAGCCGACTGGTAGGCGAGCAACTGCAGAAGCAATTTGACTTCCTGGAAATGGCATCCGCGGCTTCGGGCATCGATTACAAGTTCCTCACCAAGGTCGAAGTGTTGGATGGTGGTAACGGCGCAGCCGAGCCCATCGTTCTTGAAACCTGGGAACTGTATGGTTGCTTTATCAAGAACGCAGACTACGGTGCATTGAACTATGGCGAAAGTGCTGCAGCAACTATCAACCTCACCATCACATACGACAACGCCAATCAGACACCTGAAGGCACTGGCGTAGGCACACCTATTGGACGTACCATAGGCGACGTGGTGGCAGGCGTAGGCCAAGGCCAGTAAGGCGTAACCCATGGCCAACGGCGGCGGTCCGTTTGGTATCGGCGATCAGATCCTGAGGGGATTTTTCGGTAACGAAACCCTCAGGGACTACACACACGCCAGCAGAGTTTTCACAACCAACAGTTACGAACTTAAACCCCGGTTTAAGTTCCTGTTCCACGTCAGTTTTACTCTCAATGTCACAGAAATTCCCTATCTCAGGGGAGTGTTTGGCAACGATGACATCGCGGAACTCAGCCTCTTGGTCAAGACCGTGGATCTGCCCAAGTACAACATCCAGACCGAGGTCTTGAATCAGTACAATCGCAAACGCGTGGTGCAGACCAATCTCGAGTATCAACCAGTTACCATAACGTTCCACGACGATGGTGGTGACAATGCACGCAAACTGTGGTACTATTATTACACCTATTACTACAAAGATGCCACGCACCAATATCTGTCGCCCAATGTCACCAACGGCAACGTGGGCGACAATGCCAACCGCCAGGCCGGCTTTGGTTACAACACACGTGACATCTACAGTGATGTCTTGCAGGTCAAGGACTGGGGTTATGTGGGTGAAACCTGGAATGACGGCACCAGCGCACCATCAGGCAAGCCGCCTTTTTTCCGTGACATCAGGATCTATGGCATGGACCAGCGCAAGTATGCTGAATATGTGTTGATCAATCCCATCATCACCAGTTTCAATCATGATCAGTATGCCTACAGCGAAGGCGCCGGTATCATGCAAAACACCATGACCATCGCCTACGAGACAGTGAAATACTACGAAGGTGCTATTGGTCAAGCTCGTCCCGATACCAATGTTGTGGGATTTGCAGATCCGGCCCACTACGACACACGGCTCAGTCCCATTGCCAGACCCGGCGCCAACGCCACGATATTTGGCCAGGGCGGTTTGTTGGATGCTGGCATCGGCATCATTGGTGATCTCCAGAGTGGCGGTGTGGCGGGATTGGTGGGAGCTGTGCAAAAAGCCGGAGCTGTGCGCAACACATTCAAGGGCAAGGATCTCAAGAGCGTGGCCAAGAGTGAAGCCATCGCTCTGGGACAGAATGAAATCCTGCAGAGCCTACCGGGTGCCACACGCAGCGTGATCAATAGACCCACAGGTGTGTTTATACCAACACCACGCACTGCGCCCAATACCACACAGAGATAATCATGAGTTCAGTGAATTTTGAAAATCCCGCCATAGATCAGACCGTGCGCGTGTTTGATGACTTCTATCGTTATGAAGTCACAGTGCCAGCAGCTCAATACGACATCGTATACAGTTTCTTCCGCGACACCATGCAGAATCAACAGAGCGCTGGCAATTTTGCTGTGAGCCTGTTCAAAGTGGCCGAAGAGACCGGCATCCCTGCCTTGACCTTGTTGCAAGGATTCCAGGGGCTGGATCAAGTGCAGCTCAACGCCAATCTCGCTTATTACCTCAATCAGATACGCAGCACCGCGACATTGTTGGGCGTGAGCGTGGCCGTGGTACCCAACTCCTATGCTGCGAGATTAGTGATACAATGACTCGCTGGGCCAATGGCTCTTATCAACCCATGAACCCTGACAAATACGTGGGACGTAAGTTGCCCCACTATCGTTCAGGATGGGAACACAGCTTCATGAGATTTTGCGATACCAACGATCACATCCTGCAGTGGGCCAGTGAACCCATGACCATACCCTATAGACATCCGCTCACAGGCAAACAAACTGTGTATGTGCCGGATTTCCTCATCACATATCGCACCCGTGACAACACCGTGCGCGCAGAACTCATAGAGATCAAGCCCAAGAAACAAAGCATGATCGAAAGCAAGATGAACAGCCGGGATCGTGCTGTGGTGGCCATCAACTACGCCAAGTGGGATGCGGCCACTCGTTGGTGCAGACAAAATGGTCTGCATTTCCGCGTCATAACCGAAGATCAGATATTCCATCAAGGCAGCCGTGGTAGATAACCGCCCATAAATAGGGCATGACCCGTAAACTCGAACAACTGTTTGATCTGCCCACAGCAGAAGACACCGAAGATGCTGACAGCGTGCGCGCTGATCTCCCAGAACATCTGCCCATCATGCCCAAGACCCTAGAGGCCTTGGACAAGATAGAAAACGCCTTGCCACAAGTGCGTGGACTAGAGACTGCTGACGAGGAACTGGATGAGCTGGCACGACTGGCCACTGACAGTTTCAATGACCTGCAGGATCTAGGCATGCAGGTAGATTCGAGGTTTGCAGCAGAGATATTCTCAGTGGCATCAAACATGCTGGGACATGCCATCACTGCCAAGACCGCCAAGCTGGACAAAAAACTCAAGATGATAGATCTGCAGCTCAAAAAGCGCAAACTGGATCTACAGGAACGCGGTGATGAAGAACCTGCAGCACAGATGGGCACAGGCCAGGTGCTGAGCCGCAATGATCTCTTGGAGAGAATCTTGGCGGGCAACAAGCAAAAAGCCCCAAACGAATAAATACTGGACAGGACACCCAACAATGAAATCATTCCGCGACTACCTAATCGAAAACGAGCGCACATACGACTACAGGATCAAACTGTGTGGTCGTGTGCCGGAAGAACTGATCCGTGCCCTAAAAGCACGTTTTGATCAGTTTGATCCTGCTCGCATGGGCGATACCAAGACCACACCCATACAGAAGATCCCCACGGATTTTCCCAACTTCCCCAACGAAGCTGTGACCATGTTTGATGTGAGTTTCCGTTACCCGGCCATAGAACCACAGATCAAACAACTGGCGCAACTTCTCAACTTTGACCCCAACCGTGTGGTCATGCAAACACAGAAGTACGTGGATGGCATGGTACAGGAGATGGATCGGATCGCGGAAGAAAACAAAGATCTTCTCACTGACACCGACTATCCTGCGCCCGATGCTGAACAACGTGCGCTGAAGAAAGACTACTCAGCGCCATCGCATGATCACGTGGTTCTGAAAAACGCCTACCGCACTGATTTCACCGTGGCCGGTGGCAACACTCCTGCTGCCAAGACCACCAATGATCTACCACAGGGAACCAAAGGTCCCATGTACAAGATCAACAGACCACCCAAGCCTGCCACAGGCGCCCAACCCCGAGGATAAGCCATGACATTTTTTTACGATCTCAACAAAAAGCTCGCAGATCTAGCTGCGAAATCACAACCGCAGACACTGAACGAAGGTCGCGAAGAAGTTTACCGAGAGTACCAAGGCGATGTCCAAGAGAAGTGGGACACAGAGACCAAGGTCAGCCCCGAAGAAAAAGGCAAATATCAGGGCAAGAGCAAGGCTGAGCTGCAGAAGCAGTACAATGCTCTCAAGGCCCGCGGACCGCACAAAAAAGGGTCTCCAGACTTTGGCAAGATGCGTGAACTGGCATTTGCTATCCGTGCCAAGAGTGGCTGGGGCAAAGTCAGCGAAGATCCCAACGAAGGCAACGAGTTTTCAGGCGAGCTGGCCAAAGCGCGTGCCTCGGGCCAAAAAGAGTTTGAAGTTGATGGCAAAGAGTATCCCGTGAAAGAAGCCGCTAAGAAAGACAAAGCCCCTTGGCCTGGCAGTGCTGAATACAAAGAAAAATTTGGCCAAGATCGTGAAAGTTTCCGTAAGAAGCATGCGCCCAGCGTGATGAAAGATCCCAAAGGCCGTGAGGAACTAGCCAAACTCGACACTGAGTACGAAGCCGGCAAGAAGAGCTATGGCCGCGACGAAGAGGGTGATGACGAAGAAGGTGATAAAAAAGCCAAACCCGCGGGCGAAAAACGTGGCCGCGGTCGTCCCAAAGGTTCTAAGCGTGCCATTGGCGCCAAAGGTCCTTCGGGCAAAAGCAAGCTCTTGACTCGCGAAGACTACGACAAAGACGAGTACGACGAAGAGGGTGAGATGGCTATGAGCCAGGCCCGCACCATCGAAGACGCTGCAGAAGAACTGCAAAGCATCCTAGATGCCGACGAGAATCTTCCAGAGTGGGTGCAGAAAAAGATCAGCTTGGCTAAAGAATATATCGACTCTGCGCGTGATTATCTCAAGGCCAACCGTCCCGAAGACGAGATGATGGCCGAGAAAGCTGTGAGCAAAGCCCAACGTGCTGCTGCTGGCATTGCACGAGCTGCACAAAAGGGCGAGATTCCCAAGTCGGAGCTGCGTGGTGCTTCAAAGGAAATGGCCCGGATGGAGCCCAAGGAATTGCGCAAGTTCGCCAAGACCAAAGAAAAAGGTCTGCCTGAGAAAATAAAGGAAGTTGACACAGGTGAAGCCGATGCTCGCAAGACCGTGCCCGCCAGCAAAGATCAGCAAGACCAAACTTTTGCCCGGCATCGTGAGCGAGCTGCCAAAGAAAAACAAGATCACGACAAAGAGAAACCAGTCAAAGAAACCACCACAGCTGGTTCAGTGGCCACTGCTCCGGCCGAGGGCGGCAAAAAAAGCAAGGGCGGCATGCAGTTTGGCAAAGGCATCTATGACAGCATGAATCGCGAAGTCGAGGCCATGATCTCTGAGAGCATGAACGTCAGCATCAACATGAACACTGATGCGCACGGCGGCCCCAGCAAGAGTGTAACTGTCACGGCCACTGACGAAGATGCAGAAAAATTAGCAGAATTGCTGCGCATGGCCGGCATGGCACAGGGCAGCGACAGCGGTGTTTGTTCCGCGTGCGGTAAGCGCGGTTGTGGTTGTGGTGGTGAGCAAGTGGACGAAAACAAGCCTGATTGGCCCACCAACACCGAAACCAGCAACGATGCCCTGCAGTATTCTGGTGGACTCAACAAACCCAAGGCCACAGGGCAGACCACTGTGCCCGTGATCGCCAGCCAGGCGGATCGGCAGCATGCCTACGAGGGCGATGATGAACTGCGTCGACTGCGTGAGCGTGCAGGTATCTTTGCTGAAGCCAAGAAAAAACCTGACTTCTTGGACATGGACAAAGATGGTGACAAATCCGAGCCCATGAGCAAGGCCATCAAGGACAAAGAATCCAAGGTGGACGAAGCCGTGGAGGGAAGCCTGTGGAATCTCTACAAGAGGCTGCAGTGATGAAAGGTCTCCGGGAATACATCACAGAGTCAGAGCAATGGATTGATTCGCCCGTGGCGGGCGATGACTTTGCCATCAACATCCGTGAAGATGTGCTCTTGGAGACCTACATCCTAGAAGCTGACGATGACCGCATATTGCTGGCCTCGGATGATGAGTTAGTCACTGTGCTGGAAGAATACGGCATGCTGGATGAACTGGAGCCCTTGGACGAAGCTGAATACCGCGGACGCAAGGTTCCCTTGGGCAAGCCCATGGCAGGTGACGTGAAAAAACGCAAGGTCTATGTGCGCAAGCCCAACGGCAATGTTGTCAAGGTTGAGTTTGGTGACAAAACCATGCGCATCAAGAAATCAAACCCCAAACGCAGAAAGAGTTTCCGTGCTCGCCACAACTGTGCCAATCCTGGCCCACGCTGGAAAGCACGATACTGGAGCTGCAGGGCCTGGTGATATGCTGAAGATACTCACAGAACTGGTCAATGAACGCCGGCGTTATCCCGGCGCGCCGCCCGTGAATCAACCTACACCAGCCAAAAAACCACAGAACCTGCGACGTGAGCCCAGGGCCGTGGACATACAACGCCAATACAACACGCAATCAGGAGCAAAACGATGAGCGCAAACGTCTATACCACACTGGCCAATGCCGTGGTCTACACCGACAAACTCCGGGTGAGCACCGGTGCCAGCACAGTGACATATCAAGTCTATGCCGTGGAATTGGGTGGTGCCGCTGCTGTGGGTAATCTCTATTCAGCGCCCATACAGATCCCAGCCAACACCACACGTGATCTTTACAGTGGTGCCGGCAACCGCGTAACCATCACCGGCAGCAGTTGGACCGCGCTGGAACTGGGCACAGCTAGCTCGGCTACTGCCAGCATATATCCTCCGGGCTAATGATCAATGCGAGCCCGAGAGTTTATTGCAGAAATACGCAATGCCCGCATAACCAAACGTCAACAAAGTGGCACGCGTGGTCTGCATATCTTTGGCGACGGTGAACGTTGGAACGGTGACTACACCTTAAATCGTGTGGGCATGGCTGCAGCAGCCACTGACGGTCGCACCATGCCTGAAATCAATGCCAAGAGCTGGGTGGGCAAGCACAAGACCGCGCACCCATATACTCCCGAGGAAGCGGCCATGCTGAAGATGGCATACCGAGCTGTGGGTGCAGATTATCATGACATAAATGGTGGAGATCTCGACAGCGAAGAACCTCCCGGTGGCAACGGCCACAGTCCCATCCAAGCATTCCGAGGATATCCCAGATGAGAGCCCGAGAGTTCCTGCGCGAAGAGCGAGAACTACCGCCTGAGATATCTGAACCTCTGCGGTACACCTATGTATTGCCAGGTCTCAGTGCTGCTGATCCCTACAAAAACTATCGCATGGGTGTAGCGGTGGCACGAGCACGCAGCGATGCCCGGCCCGACGATGTCAACCCCAATCGTCCGGCCTGGAGCGCAGAAACGGCGTTTGGTGAACATGCTGTTATTTCCGGAGTCAACGATTCAGTAGACCCCATCATAGATCAGGCCTTGGCCATGACTCGCACACCCGGCGGCAAGCGCCTGGTCAGTAGTGCTGCCAGCGAAGAGCCAGCTGCAACCAACGCTCGCAGTCTATTGAAACCATTTCGAGGATACCCCCGATGAAGATGTCAGACATACTGAGAAAACTAGCCGATATCGCAGACCGCGATGCTGATCCCGGGCGTCCCGACGACCGCATACAGAACCCCGCTGAACTAGGCCCAGTGCCCGGCGGCATGCACGTAGACACACCTGACAACGCCGATGCCGGTGCCGACGATGAAGTCATGGTGCCGCCCCTGCAGCTCAAACTAGAACTGCTGAAGCGTGCTGTGGGCGTAGACAACATCTACGATGATGAGCGTGCGGACGAAGTGCATGATCCCGACGAGCCCGATCCCCTGGCACAGATCAAACGCAACGCCGGCATAGATCCCGGTGGCATCACTGCCGTTATACATGGCATCGCAGGTGAAGACGAACCCCTAGACGAGTAACCGTTGCTGTGACCATACAAAACTTTTTCACCAGCCGCGACAACAATGCCAATGCCAACAGCTATGTTGGCCAGCAGGATCGCCTGTGGTACAATATCAATCTCAATGCCATCTACGTCAGCGACGGCAACACCCCGGGCGGAATCCCCGTGGGTCTAGCCACTGGCGCCAATGCTATATTCGACAACATTGCGGTCAATAACATAGGCAACGATGACAGCACCGAAGTGAAGTTCACTTCGGATGTAACATTTGATGATGAGATCACTGTCAACGGCAATGCAGTGATCATAGGCAATATATCGCCGGCCACCACTACGAAAATTGGGGGAGTACGAGCCGGTCCCGGGGCCAATATATCTGCTGACGGATTGCTGACCATAGACACTTCGGGCCTGCCCTTGAGTTTTGGTGATTTTACAGCCAACAACAACATCTTGACCTTGGTCAATGTGGATCAGGACATGATCTTGGCTACACAGGGCAATGCCGAGATACAATTGGTAGGCAACATTGGTTTTTACAAGAGCAATGGTCTACCGCCGGATCCCAACAATCTATTTTTCTTCGCTCAGGATGACGGCCAGATCAAGATTTTTGTACCGACATCAGATCCCTTGGCGGGAGCAGTAGAAATCATTGGCAGTACCAGTGGTACATCTGTGCCTCCTGCACAGACAGGCGTAATGTTGCACATCACAGGCAATCCAAATAGTTTTTCCAGTCAGTACATAGATGGTGCCAACAGTTTCCCCAACTACATCGGTCGAAGATACAACGGCACTCCTGTGTCTCCCACACAGGTATTGGCCGGTGATGTCATAGTTAGATTTAGTGGTCAGGGCTACAGCACCGGTGGATTCAACGCTCCTGCCGACGGTACCATCAGCTTGGACGCACTGGAAAATTTCACCCAGAGCAATCAAGGTGCGATCTGGCGTTTCTCTGTCAACGCCGTGGGCGGCAACACACGACAGGAAGTGGCCAATATATCAGTGGCCAACGGGGTAACAGCCACGCAGTTCACCACTGCAGGCAATGTCACGGCCACTGGCAATGTCTCTGGTGGCAACATCATTATCAATTCAGGTGGTCTAATCAGCAGCACAGGCTTGATCACCACCACTGGCAATATCGCAGCCGGCAATGTGAACTCATACGTTACTCTCACTGCAGGCACCACCAGCAAAGATCCCTTGGTGTTTGCCACGGGGTCACTGACCACCGTGCCCACAGTTGGAGCTATGGCGTATGATGGACAATTGTTCTATGCCACGCCGCTGACCAGCCAACGCGGGCTACTCAAATCCGTGCAGACCTACATACTCAATGCTGATTACAACATCGTAAATCAGACCGGGGTACAATCTATGTTTGGGGTCAGCACCGCTGTGAGCAGCAACACACGCTATGCCTACGTGATCAATGCCGTGGTGTACAAGACAGCCAACAACATCACCATGAGCTATGCCCTAGATGGTGGTGCCACACTGGCACGTCATACCTACCAGACCACTACGACAGCCACCGCTGCCTTGGCCACGCTGACCACACCCAGCATAGTAAAAAACATCCTCACCACGGGATTCGACACACCAGTGGTGGTCACGGCTGCGCTCAACGGTACTGGCTACTACGGCATCCAGGTCTTTGGTACAGTCAATGTCACCACCGGCGGCACCTGGAACCCTTTGATAGCGTTCTCGGGTCTTCCGGGCACAGGCAGCTACGTGGCCGCAGGCAGCAGTGTGGAACTTTATCCCCTGGGTCCTGGAAACGCCACGGTCAGTATCGGAAACTGGAGTTAAAATGCGAGCAATCTTTGCAACCGTCTTAGTATACTGTGCCATGTTGGGTGCAGCAGTGGCACAGAAGCAACCCACCGGCGTCACCTACGACACCACTATCATACGTGTGAGTGATGGAGACACCATAGTCATAGCTGCCCCTTACCTCCCACAGCCTCTGAAACCCGAACTGGCTGTGCGTATCTATGGTGTGGACACACCAGAAAAAGGACACCGTGCTCAGTGCGCGTCAGAAGCACAGCGTGGCGAACAAGCCTCGCAGTGGACCAAAAATCTAGTGAGCCGTGGCAAGCGATTCCAGGTCACGCTGTACACCTGGGACAAGTTTGGTGGTCGTGTGCTGGGCGACATCATAGTAGACGGCAAGAGCGTGCGTGAAGGACTCATAGCAGCGGGCCTGGCCCGGGCGTACTTCGGCGACAAAAAGCAGAGCTGGTGCGAATAATCGCTGACTCACACAGCGAGTAAATAACGCCATGCAAGGCGTGAAAAGTCACTTAGAAACCCAGCTGGTAAAACCGCCACACCGGCGGCAGACCTATACTGAAAGCGAACTAGAACAGTTCATGCTGTGTGCGGATCCGGAGACCGGACCCATATACTTCATGGACAACTTCTTCTACATACAGCACCCCACACGCGGCAAGATGCTGTATCATCCGTTTGAATTCCAGCGCCGGCTCATCGAAACCTATCACAACTATCGCTACAGCATCAGCCTCATGCCCAGGCAGACCGGCAAGTCAACTTCGGCCGCAGGGTATCTGCTGTGGTATGCCATGTTCGTGCCAGACTCAACCATACTCATAGCTGCGCACAAATACACCGGTGCCCAGGAGATCATGCAGCGCATACGCTATGCCTATGAGCTGTGTCCCAATCACATACGCGCCGGCGCCACCAGTTACAACAAAGGTTCGATAGAGTTTGAAAACGGCAGCCGCATCGTGAGCCAGACCACCACAGAGACCACGGGACGGGGCATGTCAATATCGCTGCTGTACTGTGACGAGTTCGCGTTCGTGAGGCCTACCATAGCCCGGGAATTCTGGACTAGTATCTCGCCCACGCTGAGCACCGGTGGTAAAGCCATCATCACATCTACACCCAACTCAGACGAGGACATGTTCGCATTCCTGTGGAAAGGTGCCAACAAGACCCTGGACGAACACGGCAACACCATGGAGCTGGGACGCAATGGATTCCGCGCCTACCGGGCCTACTGGCGCGAGCACCCCGATCGCGACGATGTCTGGGCCGCAGAGCAGCGCCAGCAGCTGGGCGAAGATCGTTTCCGCAGGGAGATGGACTGCGAATTCATCATCAACGACGAGACCTTGATTGCTCCGGCAAAACTCCTGGATCTCGAGCCCCGTGAGCCCTTGAGGAAAACCGCACAGGTGCGCTGGTATGAACCCATCATAGCAGGACGAATGTATGTGGTGAGCCTGGATCCCAGCCTTGGCACCGGCGGAGACCCCGCGGCCATCGAAGTGTTTGACGCCAACACCACCACACAGGTAGCAGAGTGGCGTGACAATCGCGCCACCATACCGGATCAAGTGCGCATCCTGGCCGACATCGTCAAAGAGCTGCATGCCACGGTGCGCGATGACAAGATGATCTACTACAGCATCGAAAACAATACCATAGGCGAGGCTGCTCTGATCTCTATCGCAGAATACGGTGAAGAGAACATACCAGGCTATTTCCTGTCAGACAACAGCGTGGTAGGGCAGCGCAGATTCCGCAAGGGATTCAACACCACGCCCAAGGCCAAGCTCACGGCCTGTGCCAAGTTCAAGATGCTGATTGAAAGCGGACGCATGACCGTGAGCAGCCGTGCCCTGATCTCGGAACTCAAGACCTTCGTGGCACACGGCGTGAGCTATGCTGCCAAACCCGGTGAGACCGATGATCTCGTCATGAGCACACTGCTGGCAGTGCGCATGATGTTGCTGCTGCAGAGCTATCACACCGAAATCGACTCGCAGCTCAAAGATCACGGTGATGTGGTCATAGAACCCATGCCCTTTATCAGCGTGTTACGGTAAATACACTACCATGCCCAAAGAACAGAATATATCGCAAGACCTCTACAACCTCTTGCTCACACGAGATTTTGACCCTGAAACCACTGATCGCCAGGGCCAAGCCACTACTCCCAACGAGGGCGTGGTTTTCAGTTTTGACTATGTATCAGGCAGCGGACGCAACTATGGTACCGCTGTGCTGGTCATAACAGATGATGCTGAATTGTTGCTGTTTTTTGGCGACAATCTCGGCAAGAGCATGGAAGACCCAGACAAGACCGAATGGTTCGAGTTCCTGCAGCAACTCAAGCAGTTCGCTACTCGGCACAACTTCCATACGTTCAGTCCGCAGAACCTCAATCAGCTCAAACACACCATGGCTGGCATGGCGGCCATACGCGAGGGCTTGTTTGAAGGTTACTACGGCACCCGACGCCAGAGCTACATGGGTGAGCCACAGCAGGCCCGGCTGGTGATACGTCATGATCGCGACATCGCCGAAGGTGATGCACGCTACCGGCACATCGAGAGCATTTTCATCGAGACCGCCGAAGGCGAGCGTTTCCGTTTGGGTTTCCGCAATCTCTCGGGCGCCCGCGCCATGCTGGAGCATGTGCGGCAGGGCGGTCGTCCCTATGACGTGCGTGGTGTGCATATTTCCGAGATGGTACAGGAGATACAGCTACTGAGCCGCTTCAATCGGGCCAGCGCTCGCCGTGTTGTTGAAGGCACCGAGCACCTGGTAGAGGCAGCCCGAGCTTTTTATTCGCAACTGCGTCGTGACCTGGGCCACATGGGCCATGCTCGCGGCTACACAGCATATTTTGAATCATGGCGCCCCGCAGAGATACAGTTGTCAGATGGTCTCGTGGAAGATCTGCGTGGTTTGTTTGTAGAACAACGCATAGATGATCGCATCGAAGCTGCGCTGCCGGTGTTGGCCAAAGTGGAGAAACAAATGAAAGAAGTCGCAGTGTTTGAAAACTGGGCCGCCAACCTCAGCGAAGGCACCTGGACCCTGCCGGAAACTCCCGAGCAGCAGAAGAAACTCCGAGAACTCATGGCCAAAGAACTGCCCTTGGGTCCTGATGCTACCAACGCCACTGAACAACTGTATGATCTCGTGGGCGATGACGAACTGTTTGACATACTGGGCGTGGCCGCCAAGTATGATCCCGATGCCAATGCCTGGGAAGTCCCGGGCGTGGCCGAACGCCTGGAAGAACTGGGTGTAGAGATGCCCGGCGAAGACGCCACAGCAGACCAAGCCGCCGCCGACGCTGGGGCTGCCGCTGCTGCCCAGCCCACTGTGAATGCTACAGCACCTGTGGGCAATGTTGCACCGGTGCCCCCCACGGGCGCTCCAGCACAACCCATAGCAGAAGCCGACAACATCAGCCAATTTGAGCAGGCGGCTGGCACCGTGGCGCAACGCACTGCGGCCTATCAGCAACAACTTTTGGATCGCATGGGCGCGAGATTTGGATTGCCACCGGGCAGCAGCCTGGAACAGGTCAAAGCCGCACAGTTGGCCTATCTCGACAAGAACGATCCGCAGGCCGCGGCACAGGCCCGTGCGGGTCAACCCGTGCAGTTGGCCAAACGCGACCCCATGCAAGATCCCAATTTCGCCCAGGGTCTGGCTGCGGCCAAAGCCGGCAAAGGTTCCTTGGCTATCATGCTGGCACAGCCTGACATCGCCAACAACCAGAAATATCTCGATATCATAGCCAGCAGTTATGGGTTGCCAGCAGGACTCACTGCACAAGAGATACAGGCCCAGGCCGCCAAAAAATTCGCACGCCCCGCTCAACCTGCAGCTCAACCTGCAGCTCAACCTGCAGCTCAACCTGCAGCGCAACCGGTGGGCGAAGTCAAGCACAAAGGCCAAGGAGTCTCGGAGGGCCATGCTGATCAACAGAGAAAAATATTCAAGAAAAATGGACAACCCGTGGGCGAAGTAGGCATCGATCGTGAATCAAGCCCCGGTGTTGGGCAGTATTATATGAAGCATTATGCTTCGGGCACAGACCTCAGTGGCTACGACAGTCGTGAAGAAGC